TGCCCGCTGTCTTGGCCTTGATGTCCTTGATGGTCGCGGCCACAAGTTCGCCCAGGGCCGTCTCGGAAACCGTGCTCTCGATGGTTGCAACGGCCTCCAGCCAGGCTTCATTGGTGATGCTTTGTTTCCTACCCAGGCTCATGTCCTCACCGCCTTTCTGGAGGCGATGACGGCCACGACGCCACTCGACAGCACGGTTGTCAGACTGCCAGCCGTTTTGAGGGCCGGAATGCCCGCGATGTTGCCATAGGCAAAGATGGGGAGCCCGACGCACAAAGCGGTGAGGACGCCGGCGAACACGCCACCGGCGGAGAGCTTCTTCCCCAGCAGTGTCATCACTGTGGGGAGCAGCGTGGAGGCCCGCAGGGTACCGTAGAACAGGAACAGGTGCGTCACGGTCAGCCCCGGGATGTTGGCAATCAGGATGCTCACCAGCAGCAGGGCCAGCATGACGCGCCGGGAGGCGCGGATGTTGTCGGCCCCCTCGCCGGTCATCCAGTCTGTCGTGAGGGATGCCGCGGCGCACAGATTGCTGTCCACCGTGGAGAGCAGGCCGGAGATGGCCATGACCAGGAAGGGCACCAGCACCCAGGCCGGGAGCAACGACATGACAAACTCGAAGTTCACCATGCCGGCATCTGCCGCACGGAAGTTGGAGCCGGCGGCCAGGAAGCCTACCGTGCCCATGGCGATGGGGACAAGGGCGAACAGCAGAGCTGCAGCGAAGAACGAGCGGCCGATGCGGTCTTCCCGAATAGAGAATGTCCGCTGCCAAAAGCACTGGTCGCCGAACGGCCCAGAGATAAGGCCGACCGCCGTCGGGAGCCCGAAGCTCAACAGCACCTCGACACCTGAGACGGAGATCAGGGAGGTGTACTCCCCGCTGATGGAGCCAAGTCCGGCCTGCACTGTCTCCAGGCCGCCGGTCAACCGGAGGCCCAAGGTCACCAGGAGCGCACCGCTCAAGAGGATGATGCCCAGCTGGACGACATCCGTGGCCACCGACGCTTTGATGCCGGAAAAGCGGGCGTAAGAATAGGCGATGGCGGCTAGGGCCAGCGTCATGCTCCAGAAGGGCAGGCCCGTGAGGAGGGCCAGCGTCTTCCCGCCGGCGAGCAGCTGCACAGCCGTCGAAAGGACGGCCAGCGCGCCCAGCTGGAAGGAGTAGACGCCCTTGACCTTCGGGGAGCGGTACCGCTCGGCCATGTAGCCGGTGAGGGTGATACCCTCCGGGTACTGGCGGCGGATCTTCTTGGCAAATGGGATGAAGATGATGAGGCACAGCACATTCGGCACCAGAAACCAAAACATTCCCGGCACGCCTCTCGTGTAGGCCATTTCCGATGATGTAAACAGGGACGGCGCCCAGATCCAGGTGGCGGCAATACTCATGGCCGCTACCGTGGCTCCGATGCGCCGGTCTGCCACGTGGAAACTTTCTGCGCTGGTCGCCCTGCGGGTGAAAATAAGCGTGACGCCGATCATCAGCAGCGCATAGGCGGCCAGGACAATGATTCCGAACATTTTACTTTTCTCCTTTTTTGGCGTCGCCGCTGCCCACGTTGGCGAACATGAAGCCCGGCGCACGACCGACGCGCAAGGAGTAACGCGGCGGCCTCAACCTCCTTTCCCAAAAGAATGGCGGCCCCTCCGAAGAAGGGCCGCCTGGCTTCATAGGATTTTACGAGTTTAAGCATATCGCACATAAAGGGCGTTTGCAAGCGTCGCACCGCGTCACGCCGTTGCAACTTTTCAGGAGGACAGGTAGCGGTAGCAGGCCGACTTCACGCCGTCCTCCGTGTTGCGCCCGCCGATGACAGCGGCGACCTCGCCCCAGGTCAGGCACCGAAGAAAGCGGAGTCGGAAAATCATCCGCGTCTGGTCGTTCTCGATGCTCTCTACAAATTCCGTGACGGCCGCCTCCGCCCGGTCGATCTCCTCTTTGAGATACCGAATGCGCTCCGTCATGTCGGCGATCTCCACAGCCAGGTCGCCCACCTTATCCCGGACGCCCGGCGCATGGGGCATTCCGCTCAAGTTCTGCGCTCCGGGGCAAGCCGCGGCTCGGAGAGACTCCAGGATTTCTTCGTCCCTGTTCAGCCGCTCGCGCAACTTGTAATACTGGGACAACTCTTGTAGCGTCATTTTTGGCTCACCCCCACACCATCGTTACTTCCGCTTGAATTCCTTTGCCTTCGGGCAGGTGCTGAAATGGGACACATACCCGAAGCCGCTCACCCGGTCACGCTCGCCGATAAAGTCGCAGCTCACGACTTTCCCCAGCAGGGTGACAACCTTGCCCGGAGCCCCCGGGCGGGCCCAGAATGGCACCGCCCCGGGATTACACGGCATACTTTTCCCGGCCGTGGTCTTTACCCACACGATTTCAGCGCCGCACCCGCGACACACGCTTCTTCTGCTGCTCATGGTACGCACCGCCTCCTATTGTCATCTGCTCCATCTGCTTTTGCGGGGCCTCTTCAACGGATATCACCCGTGCATCCCCATACCGTTCCAGGAACATGGCTAAGTCCTCTTTGATGCCGATGGCCTGGCTCGCCCGGGCATTGACCTGGACAGTGATAATCAGCACGGGGGAACCCTCTTGCCCGGAAACTCCGGAAAAGGCGAGCTCTCGTCCAAAAATACGTAAGTAGTCACTCGCCCCAAGTGGCCCATTGAGCTCCCTGCATCGTACATCGCCCTGGAGGCGCGCCTAAAGGCCCGTCTGGTCCGTCTGGCGGATATACCGACACCTTGCATTGCTGCTATGAAGCGCGCAAAATCGTAAAACTCCTCATGCGAACAACCTTGCGCCCGCATCTTTGTGAGCCGGACGGCTTCATTTCTTGAAACTCCATCTCCCATAAGCCTTTTAACAAAACGCTTTCTTGTCATCTTTGCACCCCCTCAAAACTCTCTCTGACGCCCTTCTCGAACTCGACCACATGGAAGCGACCGGCCGGGTGTACCCAGACCACCGCCACGCGCATCGTCTGGGCGTTCTTGGCGTCGCTGTCCGAAAAGGAAACAGGCTTGCGGTAGACTACATCGCCCACCTGGACGCGGCCGTCGGTCGCCGGCGCCGGGGCGGGGCGCCCCGGTACCGGCTGGGATCTCGCTCGCTTTTTCTTCATTCCAGGCTTCCCTCCCAAGTCCAGAGCCCCTGCTTCCCGGAGGCTTTCACCGGCGGGTCCACTGGGATCATCACATGAAACTCCCACGCATACCGGCCAATCGAAAAGTCACCCAGGTCCAGCTCCTGGGGCGACAGCTTCGTCCGGAAGTCCTCTGTAATCAGATTGCAACGGGTCAGAATCGCCTTTCCGACGATGGCCCCGGTAGGTAACTGGTCAAGCGCCCCGGGCCGGATGAAGAGGCCGTCCAGCCGCTCCAGCACATTCCACCCGCTCCCTTCCTTGTCGGCGGCCAGCGCGTCGATGGTCCGACGCACCGGCCGCATGGCGGCGTGAATAGCTATGGGGCCTCGGTAGGCGGTGGCCCAGCTTCTGGTTTCATATTTCTTCTGACCAGACACCAGCAGCGAGGCCCAGGGCTGCCAAATGGTAAGGGCTTTCATCCGTTCACCTCCTGGAACAGCTCATGGGTGCCGTCCTGGAGGGCTTTTTCCTCATCGGACATCTCATATCCCAGTTCTGTGAAGATTTTATACAGGAAATCCAGACTTTCGTTTTCCTGATGTACGCAGGCCATACAGTGCTTCTCAGGGTCCCAGCGCCACCAGAAGTAATTTACTCCCTCGGCGTCAAAGGACGCGTAAGCGGTGACCAGGAGGGTATATTCCGGGCTTTCCTTCGATCGTTCATCAAAGGCCACGGTGTCGATTTCATCGTTCTCGGTATCAACACCAATGCCTAAAAGCTCGGACATCATAGCGTCGTCTGGATCATCGTGGCCCCGAAGGAGCATTCCCGCAACGAAGCGACAAACAGTAGTCACGTTCTTTTTTGCAGACGAGAAATCCTTGATGAATGCGTATCGCGCCTGGTATGCTGCCCTGGAGATGGTTTCAAGCTCTGCGTGCCGGCGCTCCAGCTCGGCCTTGATTCGCTCCTCCCGGGCCGCCGCCTCTGCGTCCTCCGGCTCCTCAACGATCTGGCGATAAAGGTCTACCTGGTGCATTCCCACGCAGAAGAAGTAAGCCACGGTGTCCGCGTCATCGGGGCGCGTCACCTCGTCTTTCTTGTTCCAGGTGCCGTAATTCCGCACATACCGCATGGTGGATTGGTCCGCCTTCTCGACCTGGGTCGCAAAGGCGGAAAGGGCCTGCACCCGCTCCGCGATGAGCTTGCGGCTTTTCTCTGTCTCGATGGCGCTGGCCAGTTTCTGTCGGAAGTTGTTGGTGCCGACGGCCTCCAGGACTTCATTCTTCAGCTCCGGGTCTTCGATCTTGTCCAGATCCATGTAATCCATGAGGTTGGCACCACGGCTCACGGAAGCCTTGAATTTCTCCTGGTCGAGCTCCAGCAGCTTCACTCTGCGCCTGACGGTCGTCTGGGAGAAGCCAGACTTCCGGGCAATCTCGTCAATACTGTCCCCCAGGTCGAGCATCATCTGGAAGCCCTGGGCCTGCTCGTAAAGGGTGAGGTCGGACCGCTGAATGTTCTCCATGAGCATGGTCTGCACCTGCGTCCGGAGATCCATGTCAGTAATGACGCAGGGAAGCTCCTTCAGACCGGCCAGCTTCGCGGCTGCAAGGCGCCTGTGGCCGATGACGACCGTGTAGCCTTTCTGCCAAGTGTCGCCCGTAATTTCCCCCTTCACCATCCTTGGAACAACGGTCAAATTCTGGAGGACACCGTTGGCCTTGATGCTGTCGGCCAGTTCGGTCAGGTCGCCCAAGTCTTTCCGGGGGTTGTCGGGATGGGAGTAGAGCTGTTCGATGGGGATGTAGACTAGGCCGTCAGGAGCGTCGTCATCGCCCAGGGATGCAAGGAGAGCTTCGTCCATAGCCTCCCGATCCTTCCTGTCGCGGATCGCCTCTTGGTCGTAGATGTAGTAGCCCTCGCGGGCGTTTGCCGAATAGTAGGGGCATTCCAGTTCCTTGCAGATGAAGTCGCACTTCTTCCGCTCACATTCGACCTGCAGCGGGCAGCGGTCGTTGATTGATTTTTTCATACAAGCTCCTTTCGTGGCCGGCTTATCCCTCGGCCGGGGAATTTGATGTGATGCGGTGTGTCTTAGGGTCCATGTGCCGGAGTAGCGCCTCCAGGGGCCACCGCTCCGGGCAGGTGTATATCGCTTTCCATCGGTATGTGTGGACCGGCTGGCTGGTGTTACCGAGGACATTCGGTATGGCGACCGGCTCTTTTCTTTCCAGGAAGAACATCTCACATCTCCTTTCGGATATATCTGTTCACGCGGCACCACCGGCGCTGGGCCTGCTTCTTCCGGGCCGTGCGGCAGGCCGAGCAGAAGCGATTTTCCTTGCGCTCATAGAAGGTAGCCCCACATCGCGCGCAGTATTGCGGGGGTATGCGGCGGAACTCTGTGCAGGAATCACAGTCCTTGCACCCGGCGGCGCATCCGTCGAAGTCATCCCAGTTCATGCACATAAACCGCTGCCAGTACGGATCGTAGCCGAGCTC